ATAGCTGGGAATTATAACATAACATGGGGTGGTGGTACGAGCTATTGGGTATCAAGTACGGGAACGATAACAATGTCTCTATCAGCGAATACAAGAAATGCAACGAGATTGACGAAGAGTGTTGGTGTAGAATTTAGAGTGAAGATACCTCTTTCAACACCAGTATTAGGATGGTGGGGAACACCAAATCTTGTAAAACCAGTATTTACTACAGCAGGAGTAGCAACGACTGTATCATTAACAGCCAATAATGCAGTATATTACTTGGCTACATATACATGGATAGCAGGTATTACAACAACGATAACGGCAAAATTGGCGAATTATTTTGTGACTGGTACAACAACAACCGAAACACCGTATTCCATCACTCCTAATTACAATTTCAGTAATATAGGACATAACAATGACGCTACTACAGCATTCTATTCTACAGCGATAAAGAGTATGACTGTAACTGTAAGGAATGTTTATACGAATGCGGCTGTAAGTGGTGCTACAATAAACATGTACGGTATAAACGGTAGTTATCAAACTTCCGGTGAATTAGGGGCAGGACAAGCAACGCAGGTAGTAACGACAAACAGCGCAGGACAAGCAACTGTATACGTATCTGGACTGACAAATAGATATGTAGTAACCGCTACAAGATACGTCACGTCAAATACGACAAGCAATAACACAGGAGGTTTGATAATCAATCTGACACCAAGTGAGGTAACGATAACGATAACGGTAAATGACGCGAACACAGGAACAAGCGTAGGAAGTGGTGTAATAGTGAAGCTGTCAAGCAACAACACCAGCACAGCATACAGCGGCACTACAAATTCGAGTGGACAGGTGGTCTTGAAGATAAAGCCGGGTAACTATTGGTGGGAAGCAGGAGGTACGACAACATGGGGAGCGAGCGGAACCGGGACATGGAATTATCCGAACCGTTCCACCACCTCAATCTCTCTCGTCAAAGACCAGTCCATAACAATAGAGGCTCTAAAGGTAGGATTGTGGGTGAAGAATGAATGGAGTAGTAGTAATTTCGGAGGAACGTCAACATCTCGTAAAAATTCATATACTGGATTATATGTAGAACCGATTATAGAGGCGAATAAAACCTATCCAAGTAGTTCATGTGCTGCCGTGTTGACATACGACCCGGCTCAAATGGCTATATCTTCTCAAAAAACGGTTGTTTCCCTTTATACTGATTCCCCGTATGTTTATGGAGCGTCAACACTTTTTGATTCTGCGGCAACGACAGATTCAGAAAGACTATATGGATATAGTTATATACAAGGAAGCTTCTATTTGAGTTCTACTTCTAATGGTGATTTTCAGAACTTAAATTATGTACTTTGTGGATTTGCTGGTGCAAATAGGCTTACATGGGGACAGATACATATAAGGAGAGGTTCGTTGAATTATGTAAAAGAAAATAATGATTCTACTTTGGGTTCAGTATTCCAAAATAGTAATAATTATTCTGTAAGAAATTCTTTATGTACTTTGATAACACAAAAAGAAGTGGATTCAATTAATGAAAATCTTAATGCACAAGAAATAGTGGCAATACCAAGCACACCCTCTTCTACTAACCAAATTAGTATGTTAATTCAGGGGTATGATATTGGTTCCACTATGTCTTCTTATAATTTAAATCTTGCCGGGCCTTCTGTCGGAAGAAAAATCAATATATTCTTTTATAAGAGAGTACAAGTCAGTTACTCTAAACGTCAATTAATATTACTTGTAAGCGGCCCTCAAAAAACTTTTTCACAAGAAAATCTGACTTTTGATTTTTATGTATTGGTATGGAAGGAATCACCTACATGGAATTATATAAATAGTTATAATGGTTTGCAATATTGGCATTGTTATAACAACGTACCTTCTGCCATTACAAGCAATATGGGAAACAACTTTTGGATGAGTCCAGACAGAAGAATAATATTTTACATTGGGAAAGGCTCGTGGGGAGCATCAAAAGGAATAAATACAGCAAGAGGCGCTTCCTTTCTGTTCAACGAAAACGGTTGGGCTGTTGCATCACCAGCTATCAATGATAGTTATACAGAAGAAGTTAGAAACACTCTTGCAAATTATTATGTCCTTGATATTCAATTTAACAAAAATGGTTCTAAAATGATTGTATTGTGTAACGGGCAAAAAGGAACACAAGGAGCTACAATTATTGCTGATTCTTATGTTGAAGGTATACATCCGACTAATATATTTTGTTTTATAGTGTTAAGTGGCGGGAAATGGAAAAATATACCATTCCCTGCGGTAGGACTTACTAATTTCTGGAATAAATATACCGCTTCCGGAAGTGGTAAACTTAGACCATTCTTTAGTATTAACCAGAACTATTTGGGTAATTCGTGGGATATGAGCTATGTTTATCCATCATACAGCGAAAATGCAACGGCATATTATGCTTCTCTTACTTTTAATGATTAAATAAAACGGGCGTCCGTACTTTTAATTGGTACGGACGCTTTTGTATAAATTATCAATCACCAAAACTCAAATTATATCTATATGCGTTAAGCGGTTCATTTCCTCCAGGATACATAAAATTGATTTCTCCATTTACAAAATTGATTAAAGGTTTGTAAATATTACCTTTACCTCCAGATGTAGAGTTGCTATAATCATTCCAAAGTGCATCTCCTCCTATATAAGAACTATTTAATCTGACAAATTTTTTCTGATTTTCCACCCAAATAAAATAAAGTATTATATCTGGTTGAATACCTTCTGCATAACTATATGTAGAGCTTGAGTCTGTAAATGCACCTTTTGAAGAATTTCCAAAAACTATTATTTTATTAGATTTATTGTTGAATTGAACATCTAATATATAATAGTTCTGACAAGCATTTAAGATATCCGTACCTCCTCCTTCCATTTCATAAGAAACTCCAGTCCAGCCATTTTCTCCAAAAAGGGCTGATGAACCTTTTATGGTATGCAATCCTTTAGAAAATCCTTGGTAATTAGCTCTATTTAATGATATATAGAACAACCATTTTAAATCCGGTGATACCCAATAATCTCCTCCAATTACAGAAGTAATCGCAGATGGAATGTTGTAATAACACGACCAATTTCTCACAGATTTCAAGTCATCCCCATATTCTCCTAAAGATGATTTCCATATTCCATAATAAAATTGGGCATACGTGGTTCCATATGACCTATCTTGCGATTTTACTAAAATAACTACCTTTTCATTGTCACTTATTAATGTCAACCATCCCATATGTTCTACTCTACCTTCATCTTTATAAGGATATCCAGGTATATTAGAAAAATCTATGATGTTATTAGAAACATACTGTTCTGATATACTTACTACTATAAATTCATAATTACTATGAGTTCCAATCATATAAGATATTATTCTTCCATTTGAACGAGGCATTGTTTTAATAATAGAAGCATATTTTCTTACAGAATAATTGTTAAAATATTTATACTGGTCGCTTATTGCATTATTACTATAATATAAATCTGATGAAGTGAGTGTCCAAGCATCATTAACTGAATAATATCTTCTTACTTGAGTTGCAGTCCAACGTATTACAGTATCAATTACATAATGTATATATGTAATTACGGGAAGTTTAGTGCTATCAAAATTATATACGGGATGACTTATTGACACACCAAGATATTTTGTCATTGCATTTGTACTTACATAAATTGAACTATTATTATACCATAAATTAGTTTCATCTTTTTTATATAATTTAGCTATATAATATGTTTCAAATGAACTACCCGACAAATAAACAGAATGTCCTAATGTATAACTTTTTGTACCAGTAGTTACGAAAAATACAATACCAAAAGAATTACTAACAGCATATAACTTACTTTCTTCACTCGCTAAATTCACAATACCCGTATAAGCACCTTTAAATGGTTTATAATAATTATCTATATATGAATAATATTGTTCCACTCTTCTATTGCTCACCCACAATCCTACCTTTAGAGCCTCTATTGTTATGGACTGGTCTTTGACGAGAGAGATTGAGGTGGTGGAACGGTTCTACAGTATTTTTTCGTCGTGTTTGTTTTCGTAATATCCAAAATTAATTGTATTTTTACCGTGCAATTAATTGTAGTTCAACATGGAAGTAAAACAGAAGAAAGAAAACCCGTGTGGGGGATTATTTTTACCCCAGTCCACACCTATATATGATAATTTGCCTTTCAGTCGTTTTTTTGAGGAAAACGACAAGGAAGTAATACGGTGGGCAGAAAACGTGCTTGAAAAACTGGAAGGAAGGGGAATTTTGCCTACATTCCTAAAGAAGAAAGAGAACGAGGATTTCCGTGCCTTTTGGGGAACTATAACCCATATATTCGCTTTGATAGTGTTGTATGCAAGACAATACAAAAAGATAGACACGAATCAGATTTTGTTCGAGATGTTTATTCAGAACAGAGGTCTTGTTACTAACATGGTGGACAGCCAGGAACAGATGGAATATCTGTTTTATAACTACCTGGAAGAATACTCAAAACGTGGAAGACTTGACATTATAAGCAAGGAAGGCGAGATATTGGGAGAATTATTGCGGCTGATAAGATACAATTCGTTGGACGAATTCATTTTTGCCTTGTTGAGACCCGAAGCTACGGGGTGGGCGATGGGACACAGTTCGCCTACATGTGACCGGACGAATACGGTAATGAATGTATCAAAAGCGTATGAATATACAAAAGGAGTAGAGGATTTGAATAATTATCCTCTATTGATACCGGAAAGTATAAGCATAACGCAGGACGAAAACGGGGATAATGGAGAGATATTCAACGCTATGACATTTTTTGGCAATCAAGCCGTGGGCATAGACGGAAGGGTTGACCTGGACAAGCTTATAATCATAGACCCGAACCTATCCTACGAAATATCATTGCAAGTAAAAGTGTCGGCTACGGACAATGAAAACCTAAAGTTTGGAGTAGCTGGGTACGAGACGGTAGACGGAGAGCCGTTGTCTATGGGAATATTGGAAAACGGACAGATAACCGGAAGTTCCCTTTGGTTCCATGAAAACGAATATTTGGATATAAAGAATGACGGCATGTATTACTACATAAAAGGAATACTGCTGTCAACGAACGAGAAGTTTTTGAAAGCGCCTGCACTTAATTTCCCGTCTGGGCGTGCTTTGTCGATAATGCCGGGAATGAAGTATATCGCACCTATATTTATCCAGGAAAGAACGGTCGGAAATCACCCATATGTATATATATACGATTTTCATGTGAAACCCTTATATCTGCCGTTTTCACAAGGATATTTGGGTGAACGTGACATTATAGCCGCCTATTACAAGAACAACGCATATCAGAGACAATTTACTGTAGAGACATTCCTAAAAAACTACCTTGTTGGATATAAGAACATATTCGGCAGTGAACTGATACGTCCTTATGTAGGAGAGGAAGAATATCAGATATTGTTCAAGGTGTTTTCAAACCGGAATAAGTACATACCCAATGCGAAGATAACAGTAAACGGTGAAGAACTGATAACGGACGTTAACGGTGAGGCAAAGATAACGTTACCGCGCGGACAATGGTATTACGAGGTGGAAGCCGAAAACTTTGAAAACGTGGAAAACTCCTTATTAGTGGATAAGGATGCTGTAGAATATGTACAGTTAATGGGAGCCGCCTATGAACGGGTGGTTACGTTCTTTGTGCGCGACAAGGAGACAAAAGACTGGATGCAGAACGTGAAAGTGTCCTTTGCAGGAAAGGTGCAATATACCGGAAGCAACGGTATAGTGACATTTGAGGTATTTCCCGGTATATATGAATATGTGGCAGAATACGAGGACTATTATACGGTAAGAAGAAATGCTGAAATAGTGGATTCTACCAATATCGAAATCGAGATGGAAAAGATACCTTACTATAATGTAACTTTCCGTATAAGGGACGGTGTGGAGCCAGTATCGGGTGCATCTGTATTGGTGACGGGTGAGGGAATTCCTAACCAGACCGGAAGCTCTAATGCGCAGGGACTTGCAACCGGGTTTATATATCCGGCAGGAACGTATCATTACAAGGTCGTGAAAGAAGGATATATAACCGTGGAAAAGGATTTTACCATATACGGAAATGCGGTTATAGACATACAGTTCAATCCCATACCGAAATACAACATAAACTTTGTCGTGAGAAGCAACGGGTTGCCCGTAGCGAAAGCGGATGTTACTTTTAACGGCACAACCCTACAGACGGAAAGAAACGGGGTTGTGACATTTGTAGAGGTGGCAGGTTCTTATGCCTGGAAGGTGTCAAAGACGGAATTTAACGGGCAGGAAGGAACGGTGGAAGTCGTGGATAAGGACGTGACGGTAGAAGTTGACTTGGTGCAGATAGGCTATCTGATTGATTTTTATGTTACGGACGATAACAATACACCGCTTGACGATGCTTTGGTTACTGTAGGTACGGAATCAATAAGTACGAGTGGAGGGCAGGCGCAATTTGTCCGTATATCGGGCGGTTATAACTGGACCGTACAGAAGGAAGGATATTATACGAAACAAGGTGTTGTGACGGTGAACGGAGAGAACAAGAGAGTGGATGTACAATTAAAGCTTGTTACCTACGACATCATATTTACCGTGAGAATGAGCGGACAACCCGTTAAGAACCAGCCCGTAGTGCTTGGTGTAGGGGAGGATGAACAAACGGTCAATACGGACGCGAGCGGAAACGCAGTCTTTAACCGTGTGCCGGGCAGTTATCCGTGGAATGTGACAAAAACGGGGTATGAGCCGAGAACAGGAACGGCAGTATTGATAAACCAGCCTTTAGCCATAACAGTAGACCTTGTTAAGCAGACCGGAAAACTGACGGTAACGGTATTGGATGTGGAAACGAACGACCCTATTAGTAATGCGGTAGTGACGATAAACGGGGAAACGAGATATTCCAACAACAACGGTATCGCGGCAAGCTGGACGCTTGAACTTGGTGTGTGGGAGTGGAGCGCGTCTCACCAGGACTATAACCCGGCAAAGGGGAACGTGAACATAACGGCAGGAGACAATGCCTATACTATAAAGATGGCAGAAAAGGCATCCGTGCCGTTCAACGTGACGTTCCAGGCGACTATAGGAAGTGCGCAGGCTTCTGGGGCGACAATCGAGATTGTAGGACAAAGCGAAAAATTGACGACGAACGAATTAGGGTTGGTATCTACGCAATTGTTTTCGGGTACATACGATTATGTGGCAAAATATCCTTATTGTTATGACGTGGTGAATTCGTTTACCGTGTACAATTCGGACACCCGTGTTCCTATCAATTTTACCGTAAAGAGGGTGAATGTGAGAATACAGGTTGTCAACGGCAGCAATATAGGCATAAGTGGGGCACAGGTGACGTTTAACGGAATGACGCAATATTCCGATGGACAAGGATATACGACCTTCAATGTGGAGGCAGGAAGTTCCGGTACGGCCACGGCAAGCAAGCTTCCCCAATATAACGAGAACAGTACGTTTGTATCGGTAGGGGAATATGATACAAACGCAACGATAGTTCTTGGTGTAAATACCTATAAAGTTATTTTCGACGTGGTGGACGAGAAAGGGATATCCATAAGAGGAGTGCGTATTGTATGCGGAGGTACGGTAAAGAACACGGATGGAGCCGGGCATGCGGTATTCGGAACATACGTGCCGCCCCAGACATTAAGCTGGCAGGCGTCAAAAGCCGGATATCAGAGCCAGAACGGTTCTGTAAGCATAAGCAATAGCGACGAATATGTTAACGTCGTAATGACGCGCAACAAGTGCCAGGTTACATATAATGTGCGTACAAAGAGCGGTTCTCCTATTTCGGGCGTGACAGTGGAAGACAATATAAGTTCGGGTGTGACAAGCTCGAACGGTACCGTATCATGGATGGTTCCGTGTAACGATACCTATGCGTGGGTGGCAACAAGTCAGAATTACTTTACGGAGAGCGGAAGTTACACAGTAGGACCGGAAGAGTTCAGCAAGACGATTGACATAATAATGGAAGACGGTGCGGTATTGGAAGTAAGGGTGTCAAACGGTACGAACATAGCGCTGCCCGTACTTAACACTTCCTCTACTGGACTTAACAATTTGCGTGTGAAATGGGGAGACGGAGACCAGACATTAGGAACAAGTTCACACACCTACAGTTCCGGAGGAACAAAGATAATATTGTTCGATTTTAATGGGATGTCTGCCAATTTATCATGGAGTGCAAATGGATTTTCAAGTTTTCAGAATTGTTTGACGAGAGTAATCAAGTGGTTTACTGAGGATGTGAGAACGTCATGGGGAAAGGGAGCTTTCCAGGATTGCAGTAGTCTTGAATCGGTTGTAAGCTGGACCACAAGTCTTATGAGCGGTTCGGCAGATTCATTCTTTTATGGATGTAGTAGTTTAAGAAGCGTTCCGGCAGGATTGTTTGATTTTATAACAAGCGGTACGTTTGTGAGCACATATCGAAATAGCGGACTGAGCGGTTCGGTGAACTTGTCAAGCGTGCTTGGAGGAAACTCGATAAGTGATTACTCCTATTGTTTCTATGGATGCAGTAATATTTCCTCTGTGAGTGGACAGTTAAGGACATTAAGTAATGGAACGTCCTTGAATTATATGTTTGACGGATGTAGCAGTATGTCAAGTATAAGTAATGATATTGGGGCGACAAATATAAAAACATGTATATACATGTTTTCCAATTGTTCTAATTTGCAGTCACCGTGCAGAATAACGTTCAAATATTTTTCGGGAGAGACAGTAAACGCATACGGTTTTTGTGATGGTTCGGGTGTATCGTCGTTACCGAGCAATCTGTTTTCCGGGACCGTGGGTGAATTGTTGTTGGGACGGGCGTTTTATGAATGTACCAATCTGTCAAGCATAAGTTCTGGTGCATTTAATTACACGACGAATGGAGGTACACAATGTATTGAAATGTTCTACGGTTGTACAAGCTTGCTGAATGTAAGTGGTGTGACAATTCCCGATATTAGAAATGCGTCCGGCATGTTCCAGAATAGCGGCTTGACTACTATAACATCATCTTTGTTTTCTGATTCTTCACAATGCAGTTCTTATACGCACTGTTTCAGTGGGTGTAAAAATTTGAGGACAGCAGGCTCGCAGGGCAGTCCTATCACACCGCCCGAACATTCGGTGACAGTGAATATCAATAGCATGTTTGAAGGGTGCAGCAATTTACAATCGGCAGAATATGCTTTCGGTGATGTAACCGAGAATAAACTTAGACCTACGGGAACTGATAATAGTTATATAGAATCGGGGGTACTGAAACATATAGACAGTTGCACGGACACATTCAGTGGTTGTTCAAATATGACATCTCAACCGAGATGGGATTGTATAGTAGTCGGAGTAAAATTGCCGTCAGCTTATATGCCTCTGTTTTATTATTTTAAGAGAATATTCCAACCATATCAATTCGGTTTCCCGGATGTTGACAGTATATCCAAAAGCGGATGTTTCAGAGGATGTACAAAGATGAATGGTTACGACCAATATATTAGTGCTTATCCGGAATGGTTCTAATTTTGTAAATAAAAATTTATTGATATATGGCACAGATAAATGTTAACAGAAACACTTTCTTAGAAAAAGAAGAAGTGATGAATATGCAGTCTTTCCTACAGAACTCTTTGTTAGGAAAGATTCTAATTGCTGGAAGCTATACTTTCGGCATAGTGACAAACAACCCTACAAAATTCAAGTCCGATTTTGAGACTGTAGACACCTTTATAGACAACAAGGCGTTCGAGGTGCAGCAGGGAACACAGGGAGGAACGGTAAAGATATTGCCTGGTATGGCGGTAAACTCATTGGGGCAAGTAATAAACATTGTCAATATATACGATAACTTTGCCATCCCGGCAGACAGCGTATATTACTGGCTGAAAATCGGGTATTCGACAAAAAATTATGAAAACGGGTATGTGAGCATTAACCAGAAAGGTGTAGTGACCGGAACCGTGGATTTTTCCGGCAAGGTGAGAGGACAGGCAGGGAAAACCCCGGTAGCGATAAAGTTCTTGAAAGACGACGGTTCACAGCCCCTAAATAATGGTGTATATGAGATAGTCAATATAATAGACAACAAGAATATTGTATTAACGTCCGAATCCGATTTTGTTGCGGAAACAAATTTGCAAGTCGTGATACTGGGAACGGTACCTCTTGGAAAGGTATTCACGGACGCACAAATGGAAGGGCTTTACACCTATGATTGGTTTACGTTGGGGCTGACACAGGAAGTGACCTTGGAACAGCCGCCTACCAAGTCGGTAAACGAGTTTTATATAGCAAGAGTGAGAAACAACGGTGGTACGGTAACGATTGACAATACGGCAAAAAAGGAATATTGGTCTTTGGCAGGCATGCCGAAACCGAAAGAATAAGAAAGGAGGAGAAAATGAAATTATTATATACAGTAAGTTCTGGATATATGGCAGAACAGCAGAATGTTTCCTACTCGATAGGCGGTTTTGCATCTTCCACGGTGATACCTAATGATATGTTCGGCAATCTGTTTGACGAGTTGAGTGTAAATACGATAAGGAATACAAGAAACGAATACCGGGCTATAGTGCTGCACAATGATAGCCA